TACAAGAACCTTTGCTGCTGATGTAATCTGCCACTCGCATACTTCGATAGCACCAGAACTCATGTCTCCCTGATATGCTATGTAGTTGACCCATCCAGTCACGCCAAAATTTAAGTATTGCTCTAAAGACTTATCAGGAATCCGTAGGGAATTAAGAAGCCCTCTGCTTTGACTGTATTTCAAATAGTTATGCGGCTTCATCTCGAACGCGAAAGGAACTACCGTTACAATTTCAGCGGTCGCTATTCTCTGATTCCGGCTGACTACTTGACCGACAAAGCGGTGGTCGTTGATCCCTACCGACTCGCTATTAATTAAGATCGTATTAAGGCTCATAGTTTACCTGTTCACTGGAACGGATTTGTTCGCGGATTGATTCGCCGCCCATACACCCATCTTGTTTTTAGATAGGAACTGAAGTGCTGATTGGGTGTCTATCGCTGACATTTGCGCGATGTACGGGCCATTATATACAATGGAAGGCTGACCGCTTGGGCTGAGAGCATCCGATAGTCTGTTGTTAGGTATGACATTCCCCCTTCCGGACGGGATAAAAAGTTCTGGGCCTTTCTCTCCCACGATAGTTGGGCCGCCGATCTCTCCGCCTTCTGCTGCAAATCCAGTGCCAGTCATCCCAGAAGGCATAAACCCGCCCTTCATTGAGCCACCCTTCCCCATTCCACCACCACCAAACGCACTCGTAATAAACCCGACCGCCATCATAGCCAATTGCATCGCATAGAACTTGGTAATCATTTTAGCTATATCAGCTATAATACTTAGCGTAAATTTGCCGAATGATTTGGTTCCATTCTCTGCGAACTGATCTATGGCTGATCCAATAGTATTGGTGAACATACTAAAGGCGTTCTCTCCCATCTTGCTATAGTTCATAGCGTCATCATTAAACTGATTAAAAGATTTTTCCCAACCAAAAGTAAATGAATACTGTTGAGCCTGTATGTTGCGGATCGTGGATTCAGTCTGCTCGACGTACATCCTTCCCTGATCTTGAATGATGTTTCTCTGCTGCTCTAGGACTACCGCCAGCTTCTCATTGCCCATAATTCTAGCGTCAAGAATCTTTAATTCTACTTGTGCGATTTGGTTGCTAAGTTGTTGTTCTACATTAAGAACGTCCATCCTTACTTTCTGTTCGCGTTGCGCGTAGACCGCTATTTCAGCACGAGTCGTAACCTGATCTAAAGCAAGTTTATTCTGCCTTATGTATTCTGCTGATAGTCTTTCTGCTAGACCGATCTGGTGATCTAGGGCTAGAGCCTTTGCAGCGTTAGGGTCTTTAGCAGCGGTTACAGTTCTTCCCGTACCAGCTACGCCAGAGGGAGCATTTTCTTCTGGATGGAAAATACTCTGCATCAGTTTTTGATTGTCAGCCCACGTTGCTTGATTCTTTGCCTTCAATTCATCGTAGGCTGCTGATATACCTTTGAAGTCACCAGACAATACTTTAGCTAATGATGACCCCATAAATACTAGAGTGTCGGCAAGTTGAGCCACCGCCGATACCAGCGTATTTATTCCAACCGCTGAATATTTGACATAGTTTTCTAACTGGTCAAAAAAGAATTTCTGCGCCGCTGAATTCTTAGTCCAATGGTCAAATAGTTTCCCAAGCGTAGGGATAACCGCGTTAGTAAACATCAACATTGTCTGACCAGCTTTTGCGCTTAAAGCATCATGCAACCTTCCGGCTTCTTCTACCGCCGCCGCATAAGCCTTAAACTTATCCCGCGCCACTTGGGTTCCGCTTGCCAAACCTACAAAGTCCACCCCCTTCGCTGCGCGACCGAACATCTCCATAGCCGCAGCGTTTCTAGTAATAGGGTCTTGTAGTGCAGCTATAGAATATAGCGTCTTGTCGAAAAGTTTATCGGGGCTTAGTTTAGCTAGATCATTTAATGAAACCCCCAAACGACCGAAGGCTTGTTGTGCGCCTAGTGAACCCTGTGCGGCTTCGCCGACCTTTGCAGTAAATGATGATATAAGTTTAGTAGCGTTGTCGGCGTTACCCCCGTTTTGTGCTAAACCCTTAGAAAGGGCTAGTATAGAGGCTACAGCGACTTCATTAGCTTTGGCAGTATCAGAGATAGCGTCACCGTAAGATAACGCCTTATAGGTCATTGCAACGAACGCGGCACTTGCTAGAGTTGCGGCTTGCTGTGCATTATGAGCGAATTTTGCGAGACTGCGATCAGCACCCTCAATGCCCTTCTGAAACTCTGCTGAGTCCAGCCCCAGAACTACGCCAAGTCTTGCTAACATTCCCATCATCTACCCCTTAAATATTTTCTTGGGTGCGTTCGGTGCTGCTCTCATATAACTTTGCAAAGCCGTATTAGCGGCTGCGTCTTTTTGTTCCTTCGTCAGCGGTGGGTATAAATATTCATACGCCTTCGGTATGATGTCTTGTAGTTTAAAAGCGGTCTGATTTTCAGACCTCATGTAATTATATATCGCGCCAGTCAATGATCCTAGCACTTCTAACATCCCTCGGTTGCCTATCAGCCCATCGACATACATGATGCAAATGTCTGTGAACCGTTCTTCGTCTATGCTATCAGGATCAGTCCCGTTTGCCGTAAGCATCGCTTTAACCTGCCTACGGACTGACCCCGTTATTTTCCCTTTGCTTCCTCGTATCCGGGAGAGACTGTTTCGCTGATATTCTTAATCACCTGTAGCTGAATCGGCAGAGGGAATAACTCATCTATCATAGGGTAGGTGATGTTAGCCATATCAAAGTCTGCTTCTTCTGGTACTAGCAGTCGGAATAGTTCTGTAATACGTTGCTCCAATATTCTTTTATTCGTTGCTGCCGCCTTCATAGAGTTGCCGTCTACTAGAACATCGTCCTCAGTAATGTGACAGTTCTCACTTTCTTCCAAATCTTTAATCAGGTCTTGGTAGTAAATGTCGATGATTTCATCATCTATCAACTCCATCCGAACCTGCATCTCCTCGAATTCTTTTGTAAGCGGTACTTTAACTTTAAAGGTATGACCGCCCATAGTGAATGATCGAGTCCTTACGCTTTCTTTATGCTTTACGAACTGTGAACCTAGTGCTTTCTCTAGCTTATTCATGTCTTGTCCTTTTATATGTATCGAGATTTGTACTTGCTCATATTTTCCCAGATCAGTTTAGATAAAATATTAAGCACTGCACCTGCTTGGCCTTCTAATGCCGGACGTAGGAATGGAGTTGCCGCCATATTCTTTGTCCCGAACTCTACTGCTGCTGCTCTTGCATCACTTGCGATTCCTGTCTGCTTAGACTTTGTTCTCAAGTTCTTAAATTTCATCTTTGCTAACTTCTTTCCGGGTGCTGTTGTAACCAGCCCAATTACCGTATCACTTGGGTCTATGTACTTTGACCGCTTATCCTTACCCGTAGGGTTCCTAGCTTCGATCTGTAAGGACGCTGCGAGTGCGCCAGTGTCACGGGGTACTAATGCTTTCGCCTGAGCGAGAACGGGGGCCATAGCTTGCCTTACCGACTTCCTGAGAATAAGACTCTGATCTCTAGGCCCGAAGTCATAATATAACGCTTTAAATGCTTCGTGAAGTTCTCTGTGGCCTACGAAAGCAATTTTGACTGAGGCCATTAGTCTCCCTTAACGACTATCTTTTTATAGATTTCGTTATTCAAAGCGACCGTGTAATCTGCTACCTCCTCCGGCGTCATTGTGTCGGCGTGGTTCTTTGCTATCTCATAGGCTAGATGAATTCCAGCTATGCGCTGCTGCTGGTGACTGAACCAATTTTTTTGGCCTGAGTTAGCCTGATGAATTATGTATTCGAGAAGTGCTGCGGAATTATTTGTTGTCATATTGTATTTCCCGCCCCGAAGGGCGGGATTATTCCTTTAGGCGTTATTTGACCAGCCGTAGTTCAAGCCACCAATCGGATGAATGGTAAACTCAAACTTACTTTCGGCGTTAGGCTGTAAGTCCCACTTCAGACCACCGACCATACCATTGAAAGCGTAAGCGACAGTATCGGTGCCGTCATATACAGCGACAACATAGGTGCGAACAACAGTCCCGCCATAACCATCAGCACGGATAAGTAACTGTGCTGTGTCAGCCGGATTCCAAGCTGCGGTAGTTGTTAGGGAGGTCACCTGATTCTGAGTTGTAACCTTTGCACCAGTCCTTGCGCCAGCGACCGAGTATGCCGCTACAGCATCATCCGCACCGAAAGCAGGGACAGCCTCTACAGGAATTTGGATTCCATCGCCACCAGTGCCGCCAGCAGAAGTTCCAATAATTGCAGCAACGTGACCAGCCCATACCGATAGATTCGCTACGCTCAAAGCTGTTGGAGTTGAGCCTGTTTGCATCCAGAGGGTTGCTGTGTATCCGGGTAAAATTTTATTAATCAGCGCCATAATAATTCCTTTGAATAAGATTTAAGAAATTTTGTCTTATGATGATGTTGGAATGTCCATTTTTACATCTAGTATAATTTGATTCATGCCTAACTCGTTATCATAGGTATTGTATAACCAGTGTACGTCAGCTTTAGCAATGAAAAATCCTTCTGCTAGACTACCGAATAATCCCGAGTAGCCGTGCAATTCTTGCAGTATCGTATTGCCCAGACTAAAAGCGTCTGTCATAGCCTTACAAAATATCGAAGTCTGAAAGATCGGCGTGTCGATACCTTTGTTATCCTGAGTCTGTCCAGTGTACACGGGCTGATGGACGTTCCGCAGTTGCCACGTTATGAACTTTTCTTCTGTTGCCCAATTCCGATTAAAGTTTGCATAGACTGGAACAGGATCAACAATTGCGGCAAGTTGATACTGTATAGCTTGGGCGTACACATACGGATTATTCTGGGTTGTCATACAGGTGTCTCCGGGTCGTTGCGATAGCAGATATAAGTCACCTTCATCCGATCATTCGATTCCCTAATGTCCGTAATTCTCCAATCAAATCCGCGCCAAGTAATGCTAAACAAATTCTGGTTATCTACGATCTCCTTATTATTCGGAGTGTAATTAACCGTGATCTTTACTAAGTCTTGATAGACTCTATATCTCTCGCTTATCCGTAATGAATTAGCTACGTCAGCCACAAGCCCTCGCGTCTCGAACCACGGAGTAGTCGTGGTCGTGTATTCGCCAACGGTATCAACCCCGTTGGTGACGTTATTAATCGTGAGGTTCTCATAACGGACTATAGTCATTACATAACCAGAGGTTTGTAAGGTCTTAGCAAAGTATCCACGCCCCAACTAATCATTTGAGTTGTATTCATCGCCCCGCTGCTAGTCGCGCTTCTGTTGTTATAGATGTGCGTAAGCAGCATTAATCCAGCCTGTTTAACGACAGGATAATTCGCAATAGGGTTAGCGTTTTGCGTGTATGTGACTATGATCGGATTGTCTATGGTCTGATTAAGCGTGGTAGGTATTGCCGATACCACAACTCTATTCCCTGTCTGATCGTAGAAATAGTTACTTGATGCCAGAGTAATTGGTGCATTACTTTCCACTCCGTAATAGACCACCGAGTTCAGCGTTACACCTGCCGATCCAATTGATACTTCTGGCAAGTCGAGATAAAGTGCCGAACCATAGACGCCAGAATTGCCGTAATACACTCTGAACTGCGTGCTGAATATAGCCATCCCTAAATAATCTTCAATGGCAAATCGAGTTGCTAGTTCGATGCTTTCGAGATAAGCATCCTGAGATTCGTCTTGAAATAGGTTTAACTGCTGCGTTATTTCCTCAAGCGAGAGCCATTGCGTTACCGTGTCCCGCGCTATTTGTTCTACTTTCGCATAGTTATACGGATTTCGGTTTGACCCGAAAAACTCCGATAGCGTCATATTTTCGACTGGCATAGTTCACTCCCTATGCTGGACAGACTGCGCGCACACCAGCAAATACATCACGAATGGTTGAGCATACCCGCTTCTCAGCGTACAGAGAAATGAATCCGGGCTGATACTGCTCAAGACGTTGAATACTCATCATCTCATTATCGGCGATGGTCATGAAGCTATCCCAAGCGGCTAGATAGATAGGGTAGGTGCTTGCCCCATATTCGCTCATGTAAGGATTTGGAATGACGGGGAATCCAAAGATGCTACATACGGAACCACCATCATCATCACCTGATTCAAATAGAACTGGGAATCCAGCGGTGTCTTTTAATTCCCTAAACAATTGGATTGTGTTTGGGTGCATCATCCACGCTGTACACGGACTCATCCAATACTGTGCAGGAAGTGCAGAAGCTAAAGCGGTAAGGTCGTTGTAAGTAACAACAGTTTTAGACGCTGCGGCTGTCTGTAGCATCGTGTGCCGACCGTTAGTAGTTGCTGATCCGCTAGTGCCGAAAGATGCTGCCGAGGTACTTCCAGCATATAAATTTAATCCGCGCAGCCCGTCAACCTGACCAGTTTGGGGTGTTGATGCTCCGCTAGCTTGGTCGTTGTTCAACATCATAGAAAGGGCTTCTTGCTGTGCGAATTCTAAGGCTATATCTGAGACAATGCTTTCATCAAGTCCGTTAATGTCAGACATAATTGCCGTCCGAATAGGCACGACTGCATTAATAGATTTAACAGAGACTTGCCAGAAAGATGTGGCGTAGTTGCCTACATCATTCTTTACGCTGTAGCCCCACGGGTTCGTGGTGCTAGTTTGGATTACTGTAGCGTTACCTGTCTTGACTACGAAGGCTTCATCAGAACCGATAGTGGTTATTTCGCGAACGCCACACATACGAAAGGGGTTGCCGTATCGCAATGGCGCAAAGGCTTGATCGTAAATAACGCGACCACCGACACCAGTACCAGAACCCGTAAGTCCTGCTGCTTCCTTCAAACTAACATCAGCCCGACCCTCGGACAATGCTGTTTTTACTGCTTCGAGAATTAGGCTCATGTGAGTTTCCTTTAAATTGGAAAGACGGGGGATTTCTCCCCCGCGTTTTCTTAGTCGTTAGCCGTATAGGTTGAACGGTAACGGATAATGCTGAAAGGATCAACGACGCTGGTACATAGACGCTTCTCGCCAAAGAAAGTAATAAATCCGGGGAGAGTCTGATCGTACCTACGGAGAACCATATTCAAACGATCGACGATGGTATGTCCGCGCGACCAGTCACCAAAATACATTGGGTACAGGTTATTTTTGTCCACGCCAGCGTAGCTAGGGGTATCAAGATACTTGTTAACAACAACATCAAATCCACACAAGCGACCTACGATTCCGTCTGTTTCCAGAGGACTCATACGCTCGAATACTGGCGTGCCGTTGTCATCGGTCAATCCGCGAATCTGTGAAAGCAAGATTGGATTGATGACGAAACGTGCAGAGGTAGTCCAATACTGTTGTGGCAAAGCATAGATGAAGTTAATAACGTCCTTGTACTGGATGTTTGCTGCGCCAGCGGCGTTGCCATTCGTTACCAACTGATCGTAGGTAGCGATGCTAGACAATCCACTGCTAGAGCCTGTTCCGCTTGTTCCGTATGCAGCCGTAGTGGTTACACCCGGAGCGTAGGCACCGTTACCACCAGCGTA